GGTCATTTCTCGACATGTCGAGGGAATTCCCTCTGGCTTTCTTGGATCGAGGTTGACTAGCAGATTTTGCTAGTCGGCGTGTCCGCTTTTTGTCCGCACCTTGCCGGACTACATAACAGTACAGTACATAAGAGAACAACCTTATTCATAATCCATGAAGTAATAAGTAATAGGTAATTACATAGGTCGTAAAAAATGAACAAAATCCTACAATACGACCGACACGATACTAGCAATGGTTGCGTGTGTGGTTTATGGATCTGCTGAAATCGTTATCGCTTTAGAACGCTGGGCGGCGTTTGCTGTCAAACGGAAGAAATTTCCACGATGGGAGCATGGGGACATTGTAAATGAGGGCTGGCTGATCCTTCACACCTTCATGGATGATTATGATCCTCAACGTGGGTCGCTTTACACATGGACTGATCGCGTGTTGTCAAACCGGCTTCCCAAGATATACAAAGAGCAAACAACGATGCGGGTGTGGAAAGCTGGCGAGGGCGAGGATGCAGTCGGCAGATCTCGCAGGGCATCTTCGGAATATGTGATTCCGATACCAATTGAGATATTTTTTGATGAAAATATTGAAGATCGCCACACTCGTAGTGAATAAAGATGGGGGTTCATCCTCAATGCAAAAGCGAGAAAATAAGATATGCCAGAAGATAACGGCTGGAGCGAGTATCAGAAACTTGTCATTCATAGGTTGGACAATCTGGATATTCGCGTTAATAGGATTGAAACCAAACTTCACAAAATGGACAACTCCATTACTGGCTTACGGTGGCACGCAAGGGCTACGGCAGCCGTGTTTGGTGCGGTTGCCGGCTTTGTTCCTTTGCTTCTCTCTTGGATGTTTAGGAATAGTTAGTTGTGAGTCCCCAACGAAATCGATCTCAAATGCAGCGACTACGGTTATCCATGAAGCGACCGCAAGCAAGATCGCAGCCAACGAGATTATTGGGAGAGCCAGCGAACCGGAAGTCGTAGAACTAGCAACAGGGATAGACGGACATCAGGACAACATTATTAGTGCGGCAGACACAGTACATGAAAACATTAGTGGCGTGGAAGACACAGTTCCGTGGTGGGCAACTGTGATGAACAATGTCTCTACTGCCGCGATTGCGATCTGCATCCTTATCTTTCTCTGGTATACCGGGCTGGGTGCAATTGTGAAAAGGGCGGTCTGGTCTTTGGGATGGTTTATTCCTGCCGGAAGCCGAAGGGCTGCGGAGATGGATTCCAAGATCTTGGATGATGATCGACCAGTGACTCACCGCGAAGCCGTGGCTGCTAGACGAGCCGGCGATCCAGCTTACAACGCGGCGTACCGTAAGTTGAAGAAACGAGTTGATTGACTTATGCCAGCACTAACAGCACATACTGCACTTATTGGCGCTACAACCTCAACATCGAATACCACTTATACAGATGTGACCGCATCTATCTCTGGCACGATGAAGGCATCCACAAAATATCTTGTGATGTGTTCAGCACATGTAACAAGTACCAGTAACGCAAGACCGTGGAAAATGCGATTGATAGAAAGATCTGTTGTGACGGGTGTTGTTGAGATTGATACAAGTGAGGTAATTAGAGAAGCCACAACAGTTGGGAAAACAAACCCCTATATGTGGACAGGGATTTATACGACTACTGCTACCGCACCTAATGATGGTGGAATTATTTTACAACAGGCGGTAACAAATGGTGTTGACACCGTTGAGACTGAATATGTGTCTTTAATCGCAATAGAATTGTCAAATTTGACAGAGGGTACAGATTATTTTGTCTCTAGCGATAGTACCGCAATAACAGAAACAGAATCCCTTGTGGAGAGGGTTAGCCATACGTTAAATCCTTCGACAACGGGACCGTGGTTTGTGTTAGCGTTTGTATCGACAAATGTAGAAGATGTCAATGGGTCGGCTACTAATGTAGTCTTTACGCAAACCACAACGACCAGTAGTGTGCCAACGGCAACCGTTGCATCGAATATACGGTTTGAGGGAGAAGATTTGACAGAAGTTGTCCCAACAGTACAGGCGTGGGCAGAAAATTATTCTGGTGTTGATTCAGTAGAGTGGAAAATTGAAACAAAAAGTATTCTTGCCGGTGGCAGCGACTCTCCCAACAAGTATCTTGCGTCATCGATAGTTGGGTTGCGGCTCGGTGCTTTGCAGAACAACAGTATAGATGCTACCGTAACTCCGGTTGATACAACATCGGGTGATTTTGTGGATAGGTTTTCTGCTAACACAATAACACCAACAACGACAGGAACGGTGGTGTTTGTTGGAACACAGAATGCGGATTTGAGTTCTACTGGAAGGTCGTTCTTTACCCGTGTTCAAGTGGACGATGGTGGTGGTTATGAAAGTATCCCAAATGCTGCACAGTCTGATACGGAATCTTGGGTCACGTATGACCCGGCTGACATATTGACAACAATGTTCTGTGCTACGCATGATGTGGTTGCCGAAACGGACTATGACTTTAAGTATCAATACAAAGAAACATATTCACCATCATCTTGCAACGAGGCGGCATTCGTAGCATTTACTTTAGAGCAAGCACCAGAGGTGATGTATTCATCGGAAGCGGCTGAAATATACATGGCTGGTGTGGAAGCTGGTGAAACATACATGGCGGGATCAGAAGCAGGTGAAATAACAGGTTAAATTATGGCAAGCACAACAGTAACAACAAAAACAATATTTGAGGATACGGGCGCTACGCTCATGTCGAGGATCGTGGGTGATGACGGAGAATATATTGAGCAGGGGGACTTTGGAACTATAACCTATGCGATATACAAAGATGGTACAACGGCGGCCGTGGACAGTGGAACGCTCACGGTGGCAGATGTTGTTTATGATGCTTTGCAAACATCAGACGCGAGGTGGACTGTTGACACCACTGGATACAACTTCAAGCACACAGTTGCCGCGACTATATTTGATACAGGCGATGCAACGTATCGGATTGAGTTCAAATTTGCGCCTACGGGAGTAGAACCGTTCTTTGTGGTATTCAAAGTAGTCACTGTGGAGATAAGGACATCGTAATGCTTTTTTGGAACAGGTTAATAGTTATCTTTGGTCGTGAGTTAGTTAGTGCGTATTGTTTTTTGAAACTAGGAGATTTGATATGATTGGTTTTGTTTTGTCTGAAGTGTTGGGTACGGCGTGGTGGTCAGTCTTGTGTGCTGTTGCCGGGTTTGGCGTGGGCGTTTGGTCTGCACGAACATGGTTAGATAGGTTCTTTAGAGGATAAGTGGTGGAAAGTTCTGCAATCCAGATTGATTACAGAGTGGCATCGATACCACCGCCAACCAAGAAGATGATGGAGTCGGCAGGACTCGCAGCGTTCAACTTGATGAGAGCGCGTGTTGATGTTCACCTTGCATCTGAAACCGCCGATTGGGACGAAGTGCATCCGTGGATTAGAGAAGCGTGGATTGATTCGGCTCGCGTCATGTATGGAGTTATCGCCATACATGGCGGGGCTGCAATCAAAGATCTGGATGAAGAGAATATGAATAAGAAGCTGGAGGAAGAAGACGAGGAATGAAGATATTCTGTTCACATGCCGGCTGTTCTAACATCGCACTAGATGGATGTCGCGTTTGCGAGAAGCATGGTGGCAAGACCGCTATGCCAGATGGAGTTTCCAAGAAGAAACTCTCTGCACACAAACGTGGCTATGGAATTGTATGGCGAAGACTTAGGAAAATGGTTCTGGCCGAAGAGCCGTTCTGTAAAGTGTGTGAAACGAATCCGTCTGAAGAAGTTGACCACATCCTTCCGAAGTTTAAGGGTGGCACGAATGAGCGAGAGAACTTGCAAGGCATATGCAAGGAGTGTCACCTCAAGAAGACGATTGAAGATGCTGGCAAAGCACCACGATGCCATGACAACATAAGAATTGTTACGGGCGCACCGTTTTCGGGTAAGCGCTCATATGTTTATCCCCAAGTCCACGAAAGAGACATCGTGTTCGATTGGGAGAAGATTATGAAGGCAACGCAACCATCTATGAGTGGCAAGGGTGATATTTCACTGGGCATGGCATTACGCGATTCATTTATGGCACACGCAAAGAAACTGAATGAGAATCGCAGAGCGTGGATCATGTTGACAGACTTCGCAGCAGCCAATGACATGTGCGATGTTACTAAGGGAACTTTGGTGGTTGTTGATCGTGGTCAAGATGTAGCGTTGAACGCGGCACACAAAGACGGTAACAGGGTCTTGGAAGCGGTCATCAATTCGTGGTACGCAAATTACAATGCGTATGTTCGGCGTTATGGAGAACGCGAGGGTCAAATAAATATAGGAGAGTTGATCAATGGGTAGGCGTGGTCCAAAACCAAAACCAACGGCGATGCTCAAGTTATCCGGCTCTACATGGGTAAACGAAACTAGAGCTGGTCGTGGCAACGAGCCAAAGCCAGAAGTGAGTGAGCCAAAGTGTCCTGTATGGCTTAAAGACAGATCGGCGAAGGCACACTGGAAGCGGCTCGTCAAAGAGTTAGTTCTTATCGATGTGCTTACTGTTGTGGATGGAGATGCGCTTGCTCGGCTATGCATAACTTATAGTAGGTTTATTGAAGCACAAATAATGCTATCGGAAGAGGGTCAAGTGATTGAGAGCGAGAAGGGTGGGCAAATCCGTTCTCCGTGGAGTAAGATTGCTGAGATAACCGGCGCACAACTACTACGGCTTGAGCAAGAATTTGGATTAACGCCATCATCAAGAGCGCGAGTCCAGACAGTGGCCAAGAAAGAGGTAGACAAGAACAGACAGTCGAAGGAAGCGTACTTTGGCTAGACCTAAGATCAATCTTGAACTTGAAAAGTTTCCCGGCGGTTACGATCCTGTCAAAACTGCCAGTGATGATCATTGGTTTGATGAGGAAGCCGCAATTCGTGCAATAGAGTTCTACCCCAAATTTTTGCGACATGGCAAAGGCGAGTTTGCTGGGCAGCCCTTTGAACTTGCCCCGTGGCAAAAGTCTGTGGTTGCACACCTCTTTGGATGGAAGAAATCTGATGGCACGCGACGTTACCGCACCGCTTACATGGAAGTGCCTAGAAAGAATGGGAAGTCTCACTTCGCAGCAGGGTTGGCACTTTATCTTTTAACTGCTGATGGAGAGATGGGTGCGGAGGTTTATGGTGCAGCATCAGACCGCGATCAGGCCGGCATCGTGTTTCAAGTAGCGAAGGGTTTCGTGGACAGCGATAGTGTCTTGTCAAAGAGATGCACGCTGTACAGAAACTCGATCATGGTGGAGTCAACCTCCAGCACTTATAGGTGTATCGCGGCTGATGCTCACTCCGCACACGGATTCAATGCACATGGCATTATCTTTGATGAGCTTCATACGCAGAAGTCAAGAGATCTTTGGGATACACTCGTCACCTCAACTGGGGCTAGACGGCAACCCTTGATCATCGGTATAACGACAGCAGGGTATGATCAAACAACAATCTGTTATGAGGTCCACAACTACGCGGAACAAATTCGGGACGGCATCTTGGAAGACCCTGCGTTTCTCCCAGTAATCTTTTGTGCTGATGCAGAAGACGATTGGCAAGATCCAGAGACATGGCGTAAGGCGAATCCGAATCTCGGAGTCAGCATAACCGAAGAGTTCTTGACGGCTGAATGCCAGCGTGCATTGGATGTGCCGGGCTTCCGAAATACATTCCTTCGGCTGTACCTAAATCGCTGGACTGAGCAAGCCGACAGGTGGATCTCTATGGAGAGATGGGATGCATGTGGTGCAGACAATGAGGAAGAGGTCATGGAGCAACTAGAGGGCGCTCCATGCTGGATCGGAATCGACTTGTCAGAAAGACATGACTTGACCGCAGTTGTGACCCTGTTCAAGACAGAAGATATGAAGTACGCGATAGTTACTAAAACCTTTCTACCCCACGAACGGTTGTTTGTTCGGGCAAGGGAAGACAGAGTTCCATATGACCTGTGGTATGACGATGGGCATATGCTAACCACACAAGGAGAAACGATTGACCACGAAGCAATCGTACAAACGGTTCTTGATGTTGCGGAGAGATATTCTGTACGACAAGTTGCGATTGACCCTTGGAACGCAAAGCTCGTTGCGAAGCGGCTGGAAGATGAGGGTTTGCCGGTGGCATCTGTCCCACAGGCGTTTCGCACGATGACAGAACCTTGTCACTACTTGGAAGCCCTAGTTACTGATGAACGAATTATGCATTTCGATCATCCGGTACTCAGATGGTGTGCATCCAACGTGGCAATTGAAACAGATAATAATGGGAACATTCGACCAAGTAAGAAACATTCATTACAACGCATCGATCCGATGGTGGCATTGGTCATGGCATTAGGGAGAGCGATGCTGGATGAAGATGGAAGAATTGATGATGAACGAAGTGTGTATGACGCAGATGATCAGGGGCTTAAAGTGCTATGAGTGAAATAGAAAAAACAGAAGTAGAACAAGACTCGGAAGATCGGAGTTTAAGCAATCCACCAAAGTGGTTGTCTGATGCCTTGAGAGGCGGTCTTAGTACATCGTCCGGCATTACAGTAACCGAAGACACGGCTCTTTCTATAACGGCGGTGTATGCTGCTGTGCGTGTTATCGCGGAAACTGTTTCGAGTTTACCGCTAAAGGTATATGCCGCAACCGATAGGGGTCGTGATGAATATCGAACTAGCCCACTATGGAGTTTGGTGCATGACACACCTAACTCTCAAATGAGTTCCTACACGTTTCGGGAAGTGATGACAGGGATGGCGTTGACCCACGGTAATGCTTATGCTGAAATCGTTAGAGATGGTGCTGGTAGACCTGCTGAGTTGTGGCCACTGTTGCCTGAGAATGTTACTGTCCACGTTCTTGCAGATAATGAAATCATATACTTATACAGTGGACAACAAGGCGGTCAAGTTCCACTTGATTCAAATCAGGTTTTGCATATCAAGAACTTTTCAACCGATGGGATCGTAGGGAAAAGCCCTATCCGGCTTGCACGCGAAGCACTTGGATTGAGTGTCGCAGCAGAGCAAATGGGTGGTGAGCGATTTTCAAATGCGTCCCATCCCGGTGGAGTTCTTGAACATCCCGGTAAATTGTCAACTGAAGGTTTGGAAAACCTACGAAAGAGTTGGGAAGCAATGCACAGGGGAGTAGCGAATTCAAGTCGTGTTGCTGTGCTTGAAGAGGGGATGAAGTTCCATAACATATCAATCCCATCCGATGATGCACAATGGATTGAAACGCGGCGTTTCCAAGTGAGCGAGATTGCTCGGTTGTATCGTGTTCCACCACATACCATAGGCGATCTCGACCGCGCCACGTATTCAAATATTGAGGCACAACAACTCAGTTTCTATCGTGACACATTGTTACCGTGGCTATCGAGATGGGAACAAGAGATAGCAAGAAAACTTATTAACGAACAAGAGGGTGTCTATGTCGAACATGTGATTGACGGTTTGCTTCGTGGGGATACGGAAGCACGATACGCATCCTATAAGATTGCAAGAGATGCTGGTATTCTTTCGGTCAATGAAATCCGGTCTATGGAAAACAAAAATCCCATCGAGGGGGGAGACATTTACTTACAACCACTGAACATGGTCGCGGTTGGCGATGATCCCACAGCATATGTGGAAGAAGTACAAGAAGAAGACAGGGAAGTAGGGACAGCATTGAGTCCACATATTTTGAGTTGGTTGAAAGAAGCGTGTGCCAGAGCGCTTGCGATTGAAGCGAACACTGGTCGCAGAAGTGCAACTAAGCACCTAGAGAAAAAGCACAACCCTAAAAAGTTGATGGATGAGATGACAAGAGCATCTAAGAAACTTCCCGACCGGCTTGTGGAAATCACAAAGCCCATCGTGGAGTCAATTGACACAGATGCGGAATTGTTGAATTCTATGATCAGGGTTGAGGCATCAGAGTACGCAGAACAGACGTTGCGAGGGGCAGCACAAATAGTAAGCGGCAATAATAGTGATGCATTGGTTGCATCTGCCGAATTAAAGAACTGGTATGACGAGACAACAGGTGTTGCCGCATCCGAACTTGCAGAATCGATTTATGGAGCATGGAGTAATTCAAATGGAAAATAAAGAAACCAGAGCAGTAAAAGAAATTCGTGTCGAAGGCGCTGCCAGTGGTAAGCCCAAGATCACCGGCTATGCCGCAGTATTCAATTCTCGTAGCGAAGACCTTGGTGGTTTTGTTGAAATCATTGAACCGGGAGCATTTTCCGGCTCGTTGGAAAGTGCTGATGTAAGAGCGTTAGTAGGACATGATGCAACACAAGTGATCGGAAGAAACAAATCTGGCACACTGAACGTGTTTGAAGATGATCACGGCTTGCGAGTCGAGATAGATCCTCCCAACACTTCTGCTGGAAGGGATATAGTTGAGTCGGTACGCCGTGGTGATATTGATTCAATGTCCTTTGGATTCATTGCAACAAATGATCGTTGGGAATTTGATGATGGACAGGAAGTGAGATATTTGGAGGAAGTGGAACTTCTGGAAGTCTCTGTTGTAGCATGGCCAGCGTATCAAAGTACAGAAGTCGCAGTTCGCAGTTTGTTGGCTTATCAAGAGGAAGTAAGGGTAGACCCTGACGCTGATGGCAATTGCCCCACTGGTTATCACAAGATGCCAGCAGACGATGACCATGACTCGGCTTGGTGCATGGAAGGTGAGTCGCATCCATCTGAAACCTACGATAGTGATCAAAGGAATGTGCCGGCAACAGTTGATTCTCCTAAAGCCCCTGAAGATATGTCTTGGGATGGTGATGGTGCTAGAGGTCGCGTTTTGAGGTGGGCTGGCGGTCCAGACAAAGAGAATGTCGATTGGGACAAGTATGAGAAGGCGTTTGCTTGGTTCGATGGTGAAGAGCGAGAGAACCTTGGTTCATACAAGTTGCCACATCACGATATAGTGGACGGTGAACTGAAGGTAGTGCTTCGTGGAGTCCAATCGGCTAACGGTGTTATGCAGGGTGCGATGGGCGGTGTTGAACTTCCAAGTTCAGAGCGAAGCAAAGTTCAAGCACATCTGGATTATCATCTACGGCAATTTGACAAAGAGGAAGAGAATTCTCGTACCCACGAAGTCCTTGAACTACGGTTGCGGATCGCAGAGAGCAAAAACCTCTAATTTCTTTTAACCAATTGTCGAATTAGTCACACTCGCGGTGAATAAAGAGGTGATGAGTATGGTGAGTCTTATGACTTGGAAGCCGTTGCTTACCCATTACCCTGCTCTGACATAGGTAATTTCCCCGCCGATGCGGTGTTTATCTGCTGGTTTTTAACTTTTAACTAGCCGTTATCGCATTGTTTGCGTTACGGCGTAACGAGGAAATATTCTTATGGATCTTCAAAAATTAACTGAAAAACGCGCATCACTTATATTTGATGCGCGAGCAATCATGGACGCGGCTAGTGCCGAAAGTCGTGATTTAGATAGTGAGCAAAGACAACAAGTAGACACCATGCTTGACGATGCTGATGGAATTGAAAAAGACATCGCGCAACGTCAACGAATGGAAGCCGCTTCGGATCGTCTTGATCAAATAAATGAACGAAAGACTGAGCTTCAAAAGAGTGAAGTTAGCGAACCTGCTCCTGAAGTACGCGCAATAGCAACAAGAGAGTACGCCGAATCATTTTGGCAATATGTTCGAGATGGTGAACATTCACTAAGTCCAGAACAGCGTGCGGTCATGGTTGAAGGGACAAACACTGTGGGTGGTTTTGCTGCACCAATGTTTGACTTTGGGCAAGCCAGTTTGCAAGACCTGATTATTGAAACAATGGACGCTGCATATAACTTCCAAGCTTATGCAACTCGCATTACTATTGGTGGTGAGATCAATGTACCAGTACAAAATGCAGTTGGTGATGCCACTTGGACGGCAGAAAATGCTGATGCGACTGAAGCAGAAACAACTTTCACTCAGTTGAAGTTCTCTCCATACAAGGCAACTCGCATTGTTCAAATTTCGCGGGAGCTTTTGGCTGACTCGTATATTGACATGGCATCCTTTATGGCTGGTATGTTCGGTCGTTCATTTGCGACTTTGCTTAATTATGCATTCGTAAATGGTGACGGTTCTTCAAAACCAACAGGTATAACCGATGGTTCAGCACTAGGTGTAACTGCCGCAGATTCAGACGCAGTTACTTGGGATGAATTACAAACGCTGTTCTATTCGCTGAAAGAACCTTATCGAGCAAATGGCACTTGGCTTTTCAATTCAACAACTGCTGCTGAAATCCGTGGCTTGAAAGCAGACGGTCGTTACATTTGGGAACCAAGTGGACAACTAGGGCAACCCGACTTGTTGCTTGGTAGACCAGTTGCAATCAACGATGACTGCGAAGCATCAACTACTGGATTGAAACCAATTCTGTTTGGTGATCTCAGTTATTACTGGATCACTTGGCGAGAAGGAATGGACTTCCAACGACTCGATGAACTTTATGCTGTGGCAGGGAATGTAGGACTCCGCAGTGAATTAAGAGTTGATGGTCAACTTACTTCTAGCGAAGCAGTTAAACACATCATTATGGCATAAGCCATTAGTTTATTGTTACTAAATAGTGGGAGGGGTAGACAACTGCCTCTCCCACCGTAACAGGAGAATAAAATGCCAGAATATAAAGTAATTGAAAGAGGATGCGATGGAGATGGTCGCGTCTATGTAGAGGGCGATGTTGTTGAGTTAGAAGAAGACAAAGCCCGTGGTTTGGTTAAGCGAGGGATCGTAGAACTTGTCAAGGCGGTCCAAGCAGCGAAACGAGAAAAGGCAGAAAGCAAGATTAACTCTGTCAGGGAAAGATCTGGAGAATGAGTCTAGTTGTATCAGTTGAACCTACTGAAGAGCCGGTAACACGGACGGAAGTAAAAGCACATCTTCGTATTGATACGACAGATGACAACACACTTCTTGATACATTGATCAGTGCGGCTCGACACTATGCGGAGAACTTTACGAGAAGAGCGTTTGTAACCCAAACGCTTGTTTTGCGTATGGACGCTTTCCCAGCAACAGACATCGAGTTGCCTAGAGCGCCAGCCGCCAGCGTTACATCAATCGCATACATAGATACTGATGGAGCAACCCAAACATGGGCTGCCGAAAACTATACGGTGGACGTTAATACAAAGCCAGCGCGAATCGTGTTGGCATACGATAAAAGTTATCCAGACACACGCACTGTGATCAATGCGGTCACTGTGACCTATGTGGCTGGGTATGGAGATGCCACAACTGTCCCCCAAGGAATAAAGCTGGCGATCAAGAGTCTAGTCGGTCATTGGTACGAGAACCGCGAAGGTTCGACATATCACGACAAGGTACATCTTGTCCCACTTGCAATCGATGCACTGTTGACCCAGTACAGCATACCGGAGTTTGTATGAGTGTACGAGCCGGCAGATTGCGTCATCGCGTAGCGATCCAGAGTCAAAGCACAACGCTTGATTCTTATGGAGAAACCACAGGGTCTTGGACCACTGATGATACTGTGTGGGCTGCTGTCGAACCGGTAAGTGGAACAGAGCGTGACATCGGCGAAGGTGTTGCTGGCATTGTTACTCATCGGGTAGTGATGCGGTACAGCTCTGATGTTTCTCCCAAGAAACGATTGCTGTTCGGGACTAGGGTGCTGAACATCTTGTCATCACTTAATCCAGATGAACGCGATGCACAACTGACACTCATGTGTTTGGAAGAGGTGTCCGAATGAGTAAGTATTTTGAAATATCGGGCGGCTTAACCGGAAATATGGAATTGGAAAAACTCTTCAAGGAACTTCCGGTCAAGGTGCAACGCAACGCTTGTCGTAGGGCTGCGACTAGAGCCAACAGGGAATTTCGCAATCAGGCGAAGGTAAACGTCCCAGTAATGAGTGGTAGACTTAGAAAGAATATTAAAAGTAAGGTGTCTCTCAAGCGAGACATAGTGATAGGACGTACTGGTGTTCAGTCTAAAAAGGAACAGGGTTTCTACGCCAACTACATTGAGTATGGAACTGTTACCAGATACCACAAAAAACCAACTGCTATTTCGACCATGAGGATGCAAGAAGGTGATACCCCGTGGTGGAGAAAAATAAAAAGCCGACCCGGTGGAAAAATAGCACTTGGTCGTTTCCCAGCAACAAGATTTATGAAAAGGGCGTTTTTGTCTAAGAAAGATGCAGCAAAACGTGCGTTTCATACTGAGATACATGCAACTTTGATTAGCGAGGCATTTAGCAAGAAATAAGATGGTTTATTGAAATGGCAATAGAAATAGCAATGAGAGCTTTGTTAGTTGAAGCCAGCGATGTAACCGATCTGGTCGGTACGCGGATCTATCCTGAAATGCGACAACAGGGTGAAGACTTCCCAGCAATAGTTTATCAGTTGGTATCAACACAACCACAGAATGCTATGGATGGTGGGGGATCAACAGTGATAACCAGAGCATCGATGTCATTCGACTCGATAGCCGAAACCTATGCTGGTGCAAAGACTCTTGCTAGTAAGGTGCGTGCCGCTATTGGAGACTTGGCTAGTGGCACATATTCAACAGTAGTAATCAAGAGTTGTTTCCATGAGGGAGACACAGCAATAACAGAAGATTCACAGGTCGCTGGAGATCGGGGTGTGTCCCGCATCGTGAGTGACTACACAATTTGGTACGAGAATTAAGAACTAGGAGAGCGATCTTATGGCAGGCATTACAGCGAATAAGACAAAATTTACATGGGATAGTTATGAAGTTGCAGACCTTCTTTCGATTAGTGGTCCAACCGTAACCGTGGCAACAATAGACACAACGGCAATTTCTATCACAGATGCGAATCCAGCAAAAACATATACTAAAGGCCTCATTGACAATGGTGATCTTAGTGTTGACATTGCATGGCAACCCGCCGTTGCAGACTATAACACACTTGCGGGTAAGGTAGATGGGTCGGTGGCAGCGTGGTCAATCACTTGGTCAGATGCTTCAGTGACTAGCGGAAATGGAATCCTTACAGGGTTTACTCCAACAGGATCGTTGGATGACAAAGTAACCGCTTCACTTTCGATCAAGGTAACCGGCGCAGTAACGTGGCCAACATAACAATTAACTAAAAAGATTAGGAGAGTATTACAATGGCAGGAATTACAGCCAATACAACAACAATATCATTTGACGGCAACATCCCAGCAGACTTGCTATCTATTAGTGGACCAAGCGTAAATGCTTCAACGATAGATACTACGAGCATGGGATCGACCGAGCGCTCGTTTTTGGGTGGCAATATTGATGGTGGAGATATTACCTTTGACATTGCATTTGATCCAGACAGTGATACACACAAGGCGTTGACCGCAGCTTTATTGACTTCAACAAATGAAACCATCTTTGACATTACATGGTCAGATGAAGCAAGTACAACTGGTACAGGAATTCTTACTGGATTTTCTGTTACTGGTTCAATGGACGATAAATTAACGGCTAGTGCTACAATTAAGTGTAGTGGCGCAGTTACTTTCGCAGCATCTTAATCAGGAGATTAGTTCGTGTTAGACAAAAAATCAATTCTCGCTTCAGACGATCTTCCACGCGAATGTGTAACCGTCCCCGAATGGGGCGGTGACATTTTCGTTAGAACCTTAACCGGGGCAGAACGCGATTCATTTGAGCAGCAGATGCTCGACTCGCGTGGCAAGAATAAGGAAATTAACATTTCTAATATTCGCGCTCGGCTAGGCATCTTGACTATCTGCGATGAAGAAGGCACACGCCTATTTGCCGCGAAGGATATAGATGAGCTTGGGAAGAAGTCTGCTTCAGCGTTGGATCGTATCTTTACAGTCGCACAGCGATTGAACGGATTGTCCGGCGATGATGTCGAAGATCTAGCAAAAAACTAAAAGAGCCGACCAACGCGCGGCGATTTTATTTCACGTTGGCTCTAGCACTTGGCATGACTGTTCGGGAATTGTTGTCAAGGGTGGACTCTAGGGAACTTGCTGAATGGGTTGCGTACAACTCAATCGACCCAATCGGCAATTTCAGAAGTGACCTTCAATCAGGAATCGTAGCAAGCACAATCGCAAATGTTAATCGTGGCAAAAACACCAATCCCTTTTCTCCCCAAGACTTCATGCCTGTGCAGGAGACAAAATCCAAAGTGTCTTCGGAAGAGGAAATGATGGCAACCATGATGCGTGCTACTCAAGTATTTAACAGGGACGAGAAGTAATGGCAACAATCGGAACACTGTTAATTAACGTCATCGCTAAAACTGCGGGTTTCCGTAAGGGACTGAATAAAGCAAACCGTAGGATGAAACTTTTTTCTACTGGTATGAAAAAGGTTTTTGGTGGTCTAAAGCGACTTGGATTCGTTGCGGCTGCGGCTGCGGTCGCTGTGTTTACGATGGCACTTCGGTCAACGATCAAGACCTTCGTTGAATTTGAAGCGGGAATGGCAGAGGTCCGTTCTATTCTTCTTGATGTTTCAGACAGGGTGTTTGCAAAACTAACGAAAGTTGCGCGGCACTTGGGCGCTACCACTAGGTTTACGGCGGTGGAAGCAGCCAAAGCAATGTCTTTCATGGCGCGTGCTGGTTTTGAAGTGAATGAAGTTATGGCTGCATCGCCACACGTTCTGGACTTAGCATCAGCCGCCGGGATGGAACTTGCGGAAACAGCAGACATTGTTTCACAGGTTATACGAGGCATGGGTCTGGAGGCAACTGAGGCGCAGAGAGTTACCGATGTTCTTGGTCTTACTGCTGCCAGAACAAATACATCAGTTTCCCAGTTGGGACAGGCGTTTGGATATGTAGCACCGGTAGCACACGCGCTGGGGATCACACTAGAACAAACTGCCGCAATGCTGGGCATGTTGTCGAACGCGGGTATTCAAGCAGATCGAGCTGGTACTGGTCTTAAAAATATCTTTGCTGAGTTGGCTGCGGAAATTGACGAAAACGGAATCTCGGCTTTGGAGAAGTTTACCAAGGGCGGGATCAGTGTTGCTGAAGCGTTTGATATATTCCAAAAGCGGGGTGGTCCAGCCATCCTTGCTCTTGAGTCTATGGCCATGAGGACAGATGAACTTATTGCTGTCTTACAATTAGCAGAAGGCACAATTAAGCGAATGAACGATATTCGCATGGATACAATCGAGGGTGCTTGGAAACTTGTTAAGTCTGCTGTGTCTGATCTTCAAATTGAAATAGCAGAAAAGTTAGAACCAACAATACGAAATGTTGAAGAAAGTCTTAGGGAACTTGCAGTAGCCGCAACACTGGTGGTTGGGAATTTTGCGGAATCAATGGACGGATCTATCGTTTCTGTTCAACAACTAAATGAGGCGATTATTTCTCTAATAAAAGGAGTAAGGGTAGTGGCCAATGTTGTTATTAGGGCTGCTGGTGCTGTGATGATCGTTTGGACTACGGTAAGTGCTGTCATAGTCACAGTTTTTATTGCTGCGTTGGAAATAGTAGCAGGTGTCATGCTGGCGATTTCGGACATTTTGGGAATATTTTGGGGGGATGCAAAGACGCTTGCTAATGATTTAGACCGCTTGATGGTGTCGTTGGCAAAGGAAGTTGGAAGACAGTGGGAATCTGTTGCTGACGCAGTTAAACAAACATTCGGGTCTAGTGAATTCGTCATGGGGCTTCAGGTTGTTGAGCGTGCGTTGGCAGAACAGTTGAGATTACAGCAAGAAATATATGAAGTTACACAAGCCAATAATAAGTTGATGGTAGATCCGGTACGCCTTAGTGAAGCAATAATAAAGTCAGATCAAAAGAGAAACGATTTATTGACAGAGAGACAGAGATTACAACGCGCTGAAGGTTCTGTGAGGTTGTTGGCATTTCAGTTTGACGATCCATCCGTCATTGATGCTTGGTCGCTTAAATTGAAGGCGGTAAAAGAGGAAATAGTACGAGTTACACTTGAAGGAAAAGATTTAAGGGAGAAACTTGAGGCGCTTGATGCTAGATGGCAATTACAAATAGAGGTTGCGCGTAAGGGTTGGGAGGTTGGCGATCCAGAAGCGCTTAAGGGAGTTAAAGCAGAATTAGAAAAAGAACTTGAAGCCCACCAAAAATCACAAGGCGCTATAGATAGAGGTACGCAACAGTGGGGTGCATATCAGCAAGAGATCAATCGGGTACAGGGTGCAATACAACAACTGACAGTAAACATAGATGCGCTAAAGGGCGCAGAGGATGCATTTTTCAACGCCAACAAACGTATTGGTGAAACCAAAGCACAGTTTCAAGAGAGAATGAATTGGATTGAAGAGCAACGAGTGGCTCTGGTAGAGTGGACAAAAGATCAACACGATGAAATTGATAAACTGAATGCTGCGCTTTTGGGATTGCCGGTAGAAATTTATTTGGGGGATATTGCGCACTTGACCAGTGCATCAATAGCAAATGCAAAAGCACTAGCCGCAGAAGTCAAAGAATTAGAAGACAAAAACAAACGCATGACTGACGGCCAAGCCCTTATAGAAAAACACACATCGGCAACCGACAAATATACTGCCGCAGAAGCAAGATTAAACAAGATGTTGGCCGAGGGCTTCATCGATGATCGAACACGGTTGCTTGAATTGGGAGAACTGGCAAAAGCAAGGGATGCGGCACTTGGTATTGGTAAACCAGACATGGGGAAAGCGATAGAGGGTATTCAATCCGCATTCGGTACTGTGAAAATGAAAGCCCAGTTTGGTGGTGGAGCGCAGAGTGTTGCAACAAAACAACTCAATACCGCTACTCAGCAGTTAAGTAGTTTGAAATCAATCGCTACCAATACAGGGACGATGGCATCAACAACCGGCGCAAACAGTCTTGGTATGCAGTTAGCCGGCGCAATGAACGATGTGACTTTCACTATTATAGGTATGGACAAACAAGAAGAGTTGTTGCGTGAAGGCAATGAGACAAGAGATAGTTCTTTGTCCGAATTGAAAAAGATAAATGCTGGGGTAGCGGCGATGAGTAGTAGTGGAGTTTTACAATGACCCTTGTATACACTGAGTTACTTCCCAGCAGGACAATTACGAGAGACAAGGGTGACGTTGGCGCAACAAGAACCTTCATGGTGTATGACGATGCCGGTACACAGCTTCTCATTGACGATGCGATCAACTCGTTCGATGGTCCACAGATCGGTGACGAGCATCCTGATGTAGATGGGATCTACGCATTTGGATATTCAATAGAGGCATCTGGCAAAAGGGGTTCTGCCTATGAGGTAGAATTTTCTTACAAAGTCCCAGTGGAAGACACTGATCCGGGCGGTTCAGAAGATGCGTTTAGTGGCGGCTTCAATACAGATGTTGAACCGATACCCACAATAGACGATGCTGGGGGATCTTCGTCTGGCGGTTCGGAAGAAGACGATGATGATGGTATTAGTGAAGGGGATTTTGAGGCAACCTTTACCGGCGTTAGCATTGTTACAAGCACAAGTCTGCAAGATGCATGGGTGAGCAATCCGACTATCCCAGCAAACGGAACACAGACTAATGTAATACCGGGAAATACTCCCACCGTTACTGCTTTTACAAACCTTGTCCATGATGGCGGCACGCCGGTAACTGCCTATGTGCCTCAAGCCACTATCACACTTAGCACACAATATGCTGGCTCTACATTTAATCTGGCTGGACTTCATCTTATTACTGGTATGCGAAACCAATCTACCTTTATGGGTCTAAGTGCAGGATCAGTATTGTTTATGGGGATGTCTATACAGAGATCTGAAATTAGTGTATATGACATCTCATATGAGTTTTTGTGGGATGGCTGGAGTCACATGCGTCAAAGCTGTCGAAGATATATCGATGAGGCAAGTGTTGGTAAGCCGAAGTTTATTCCTACTGGTGGATCAGCCGAAGGTATCTTTACCGATTCTGCAAATGGATCACTACCCATCTACCTTCTCCAGCCCACACGCGGATTAACCAGTTTTGGATTTGCTCCATGACCCAGTGGCCATCAATAACCACTGGTCTTGGGAAACTTACTCCAGATCTTTGGCATCGATTGATTAAGATGCTCAAGTGGTATGAATCTCAACAACTGGATTACCGTAGGGCTGCCAATATCTTCAGTGGTGAGGCATCTAGCGTTACATACTTCCTTGCAACTATCACTGGTCATACGGAAATAACTGCCAATCAAAATGTATATCGCTATTCGTGGACAGAAGTAAAGTTACATGACAATGGTATTGACCCAAAAGGTGGTGGAAGAACTGGTGATAAGGACGATACGACAACCGGCGCATTAAATCTGTGTGAATTAGAAAACAATGATGAAAATGTATCGCCCGGTGTTGATCTGAAAGGTGCAGATTATCCTGCTGGGTTCAACATGATGGCAATTGGCGAATTTATAGATGGGGTAACTGGTGTTGATCCTGCCGTAATCATGTTTGAAATTATTGATCTGGATGGTGTAACACGCTGGGTGTTCTGTCTAGCAAATGCGCATGATGGGAC